GCGGTTACAGAGACGGCGACGGCAACAGAAACAGAGGTAGCTCAAGTTGCTTATGTAGGTTCTGTAACGGAAACCAACCCGATAGTATCGGTAGAGGCAGCGGTAGTCCTGTTCTTAGGTAGTGTTACCGAGAGCGTGGCGATAGCTGAAAGCCAGCTTGCAACCCTGATTATGACGATCACGGAGAGCATGGCAACTTCAGATGCTCAGACGGTTGGAACGTATTACACGCTGGATGTGGACGAGTCAGCGGCTTTGACGGTGGTTGATGGTGGAGTAGCAAACTATCAAGTGAATTGTAGCGACACAATGGCTATAACAGAGACAAATGGTGGAAGGTTCTTGTGGGAAATAATTGATGACACACAAGGCGTAACATGGCAAAATATCAGCAATCCGCAGACTCCGAACTGGACTGTAGTAACTGATGTGGAAACAGCAAATTGGACAACTATTCCTACATCTTAGGAGATTTTAAATGGCAAATACATCGCTAATAGGTTTAAGCCTACCAACCACAGGAACCTTATCGGGTACTTGGGGTGATACGGTTAACAACGCTATTTCTCAAATTGTGGATGTGGCGGTAGCAGGCTCACAGATAATTTCTGCGGATGCGGATATAACGCTGGCACTTACAACAGGAACAGCGGGCAGTACAGGTTTAACAGCCAATAGCTCTCAGTATGCCATTTTGCTTTGGACAGCGGGCGGTACAGCCACTCGCACCATTACAGTCCCATCAACATCCAAAACCTATGTGGTGATTAACAATACCACAAGCACTCAATCAATCATTGTTAAAGCTGCGACAGGCACAGGCGTAACCGTTGCGGCAGGCGATAAAGCTCTAGTAGCTTGGGACGGCACAAACTATGTTCGTGTAGGTGCATCTGCTGGTGGATCAAACACGCAGGTTCAGTTTAACAATTCTGGTAACTTAGGTGGCTCTGCTAACTTGACATGGAGTGGAACGGTACTGACTTCCACAGGTTTCTCTGGCCCGATCAACGGGACAATTGGTGCTACATCGGCAAGTACAGGTGCATTTACAACCATCACAACCACATCAGCCATAGCGTATAACTACGGCGGTACAGGTCAAACAAGTGCGTTTACACAATATGGCGTAACATATGCGGCAACAACTGGAGCGTTGGCAACAACAGCGGCGGGTACGGCTGGGTATGTTTTAACAGCAAATGCTAGTGCAGCCCCTACATGGCAAGCTCCTGCGGCAACAGGTGCAACCCGTGGGCAGGCGGTGGCTATGGCGCTTGTTTTTGGTCTCTAAAATTTCAGGAGTTATAAATGGCAAATCCTAATATCGCAGGTAGCGCAACTACCATATACGGCAACACAACGTATTACAACCCAAGTGGCACAACCGCAGTTGTATTGCTGACTAACGCAGCAAGTAGCAATTCTGTAGCCAAGATCAATCAGATCGTGGCAGCTAATGTCACAAGTTCTGCGGCTACGGTAACAGTAAGCATCTACACAAACGGCGCAGTAGCTCAAGGTTCTGCTCCATCAAGCGGTACGGCTTACCCAATTGCTTATCAAATCTCTGTTCCTCCTAATGCATCATTGGTTGTTGTTGATAAGACATCAGCTTTGTATTTGATGGAGAACTCATGTATCTCTGTTACATCAGGTACAAGTTCGGCAATTAACTATTCGATCAGCTACGAATTGATCTCTTAAGGACTGACCATGAGTTTGACTCATATCGGTGGCGTTATCTCTTCCCAATACAATGGGCTGAACTATCCTGTAACAACGGTAGAGTATCTTGTTGTTGCTGGGGGTGGTGCTGGAGGAGGTGGAGTTTATAACGGTACTTGTGGGGGTGGGGGTGGAGCGGGTGGCTTACTTCAAGCTACTGGTTATTCAATCACCCTTGGTTCTTCAATAACTGTAACTATTGGTGCAGGAGGTTCTGGTAGTTCAGCGGCTAGTGGTGGTAATGGTGCTAATTCAGTTTTTGGCTCAATAACGGCGACTGGTGGCGGTGGGGGTGGTGCATACAACTTAACTGGTGCTAGTGGTGGTTCTGGCGGTGGTGGTGGACAAGGTGCGGCACTAACTCAAGCTGGTGGCTCTGAAACCTCTGGACAAGGAAATGCTGGTGGATATGGAAATGTATTTACCAACACATCAGCAGATGCAGGTGGTGGTGGTGGTGGAGCAGGTAGCGCAGGTATAAACTCAACTGGGAATGCGGCCTCTGTTGGTGGAGCGGGTGTTGTTTCTTCAATTACTGGTACGCCAATTCAGTATGCTGGTGGGGGCGCTGGTGGTAATGTTCCAATTTCAAATTTAGCTGGCGGTGCGGCAGGCCCAACTTCTTATGCAAATGGAAACACGGGTCTTGCTAACACAGGTAGTGGTGGAAGTGGTTCTAAATCAAGTAATACTGTTAACCCAAGTAACACTTCAGGTGGCACAGGTGGTTCAGGCATCGTAATCATCAGATACCCATCCTATCTATCCCAAGCAACAAGTACAACAGGCTCACCTACTTATTACCAAGCAGGAGGATATAACGTCTATATCTTCTATGCTTCAGGGAGTATCACATTTTGAAACGTGAAGTTTTTTCTGTGTATGTAATAACAAATTTATCCAATGGGATGAAGTATGTTGGCATGTCTAAAAACTTACAACAAAGATGGAATAACCATAAAAATGCCAATTACAACACTTCAAAACTACATTGTGCAATTCGAGAAGAAGGCATAGATAATTTTGAAATGCTACATTTAGCAGATGCTTTCACACGCAAAGATGCAGAGTTATTGGAACAAACATTTATTACTGAAAACAAATCAAGATACCCAAATGGTTACAATCAAACAGATGGTGGATGGGGTACTTTGGGACGTAAATTAACTGTTAAACAATTGGATCGAATGAAGCATCGCAATCCAATGCAACAAGAACACATAAAGAAAAGAGCATCAGAGCGTTTAAAAGGCGTACCAAATCCATTGCAAAGTGGTGAAAAATGTTATTTTTATGGTGTACGTGGTTTAAAAAATCCAAATACAAAATATCAAGTTATTGCTACAAATATAGAAACAAAAGAGCAACGCATATTGTGCGGCATGAAAGAGATATATGATGCTGGATTTGAATATTACACCGTATTGAGGCGAATCAAAAAACAAGGTATTGTTCAGATACATAACAACCACACATTTGAATTGGTAACATCATAATGGCAACAGGAATATTCAAACTTAGAGATCAGTTACTTGGGCTTGTGCAGAAGGCTTGGACAGGCTCACAAACAACCCCCGCAGTTGAATACCTTGTTGTAGCAGGTGGAGGTGCGGGTAACTATACTGGTGGTGGTGGTGCTGGTGGTTTATTGCAAGGTGTTGTTCCTGTAACCAACGGCACATCTTATACAGTAACTGTTGGTGCAGGTGGTACTGGTGTAGCAGGTAATGCAGGTCAAGGCACTGCTGGATCAAATTCTGTATTTTCTAGCATTACTGCAATTGGCGGTGGTTTAGGTGTTTTAAATTACAATTCTCCAAGTTCTACAAATAATGGTGGTTCTGGTGGTGGAGGCCCCGGGATTAACAACGCAAGCACTACAAATGTTGCAAATCCCGCAGGTAGTGGAGTATCAGGTCAAGGCAATGCAGGTGGTATTGGGTATTACAATGGCTCAGCGCTATATGGTGGTGGAGGTGGTGGCGCAGGTACTGTAGGCTTATCTGCTGTTAATGGTAGTTCTGCTGGTAATGGTGGAGCAGGTATTGCATCTTCTATCTCTGGGACGGTTACTGCCTATGCAGGTGGTGGAGGTGGAGGGCTTGCCTTATCTACTGCTACTGCTTCTACTGGAGGTGTAGGTGGCGGTGGAGCAGGTGCTACAGGCTCAGGAAATGGAACATCTGGAACAGCTAACACAGGCGGTGGTGGCGGGTCAAGTGCATACAACGGTTCTTTTGGAACATCAGGCTCAGGCGGTTCAGGCATCGCCATCATTTCATACCCAGACACCTATAACGCACCTACAACATTAACAGGAACATATACTGCTTCTACAAGTGGTAGTGGTAGTATGTACATGAACGGCAGTTCAGGCGCTGGCGGTGGCCCGTATCTGTCATACCCCAACAGTTCCACAATGCAGTTTGGTTCTGGAAATTTTACTATTGAGGCGTGGTGTTATTTTACTGTTGTACAAGAATCCACCATTATTGCAAGATACCCATTTGACAATACAAACAATGAATGGAACTTACAGACTGGCAGTGGATTAAATCCGTTTTTTAGTTATTCAGTAGCAGGATTAAATACTGGAATATCAGTTGTTTCAGGTAGCGCATTATCAATAAACACTTGGTATCATATTGCTGTAGTAAAAAATGGAACTGGAGTTACGCTATATATAAATGGAACAAGTGTTTCAACAGGAACAATTGCTGGAAGTATTTATTCTGGAACAACTACATCAACAGTTGGTTGTTATGCTCAATCTGCGTACCCAAATGGTTACGGTGTACCAAATGGATACTTGTCTAATGTTCGTGTTGTCAAAGGCGTGGCAGTATACACAAGCAATTTCACCCCAAGCACGACACCGCTGACCGCAATATCAGGAACAAGTTTTTTGCTTAATACGGTGTCAGGTTCTTATACAACGGACAGTTCAGCAAACTCATTTACGCCGTCTGCTCCGGGGTCATTTGGCAAACCAGCATGGAACCAACTATCCCCATTTGCAACAGGACTAGGATACAAGAATCGTGTGTACACTTGGACTGCAAGTGGTACTGTAACTTTTTAAAGGATAAACAATGTCTCAGTCGCTACTCGGCGGTTACATCTCAGCAACATTTAATCCCTTGACTAGCGGAGTTACAAGCACGGTTGAATACTTGGTTGTGGCTGGTGGGGGTGGTGGTGGCGGAGGTGGTGGTGGTGGCGGAGCAGGGGGATTATTAACTTCTACTGGATACACAATAACTCCTGGTTCTCCTATTACGGTTACCGTAGGTGCTGGTGGTGCTGGTGGTGCTACTAGTACTACCTCTGGAACAGTTGGTGTGAATAGTGTTTTTGGCAGTATTACTGCAAGCGGTGGAGGATACGGTGCTGGATATGCAACTGCTGGTGGTGGAAATGGTGGTTCTGGAGGTGGTGGAACATCAAATGCAGGTGGAACTAATGCCGCAGGAACAGGTACATCAGGTCAGGGATTCGCAGGTGGTTTAGGTGGCGTTTTAGTTGGCTATAACGTAAGTGGCGGAGGCGGTGGTTCTGGTTCAGTTGGAGGAGCAGGAAACGGTACAACTGGAGCTGGAGGTAATGCAGGAACAGGAACAGTTTCATCAATAACAGGTAGCCCTGTCCAATATGCAGGTGGTGGTGGAGGTGGTGGCAATACTGGAGTGGCTACTATTGGTTATGGTTCTGCTGGTGGTGGAAACGGTGGTGGCTACAACGCTGGCGCAAATTCACCTCCTAGCACGAACGGTACAGCTAATACAGGTGGAGGTGGGGGCGGTGGATGTGTCAGTTATGCTGGTAGTACAGGTGGTTCAGGCATAGTCATTATCCGTTACCCTGCTAACTGCGCCCCTCCTGCATCAACAACAAATCTACAGCAAGTTTTGTACAATAACGGGTTTCAAATTTACGTCTGGACATCTTCAGGCACAATCACTTTTTAAGGAGTAAACATGGCACATTTTGCACACATCACAAACGGAATCGTAGACAATGTAATTGTTATCGATGCAGAAACATTAGCACTTGGTCATTGGGGTGATCCATCCGAGTGGGTACAAACTTCCTACAATACCCAAGGCGGTCAACATCCTGAAGGCAGACCATTGCACAAGAACTACGCAGGGATAGGTTATACATGGGACGGAACAGGCTTTGCCCCACCGCAACCTTTTGCTTCATGGACAAAGAACGCAGATACATATTTGTGGGAGGCCCCTACACCTATGCCTGTAGTCGAAGGCAAAATGTTTTCATGGCACGAAGAAACAACCTCTTGGGTTGAAGTAACTACACAGGCATAAATCATGGCTCAACTAAGCGGAATGTGGACTCTAAGTCAAGTAAGCCAAGCGGTAAAAGCTGGGCAGTGGATAGGCTTTCCGCAAACAGTTGAGTATCTGATAGTTGCAGGCGGTGGATCAGGAGGCTTTGCCGATGGTGCAGGTGGTGGTGCTGGTGGTCTTATCTCAGGGCAAACATCTATTACACAAGGATCAACTTGTTATGTAACAGTTGGCGCTGGTGGAACTGTTTCTGGTAGTTATGGTGCGGCTGGTAATAATGGGTCAAATTCAGTTTTGATTGCAACTTCTTCTGGCGCTACTACAGGAAACTTTGTTGCCACAGGTGGAGGTGGTGGTGCTGGTTATACAAACCCATCTAAATCTGGTGGTTCTGGTGGTGGTGGAGCGGCATCTGCCACAGCAGGTAATTTACCGGGATCAAATGGTACAAGCGGTCAAGGGAACGCTGGTGGAAATGGTCAACAGTCACCAATTAATGCTTCTGGCGGAGGTGGCGGTGCTGGTACTGTTGGTTTAAATTGTGTAAGCGGAAATATTGGAGGAAATGGAGGAGCAGGTATTGCATCTTCTATTTCTGGATCAGTTGTAGTGTATGCAGGTGGTGGAGCAGGTTCTGGAGCGGCTAGTGGAGGAATTGGTGGAGTTGGAGGAGGTGGAAATGGAGGTTATGGCGCATCTGGGGTTTCTACAGGAGGCGCTGTAAATACAGGTTCTGGTGGTGGTGGAGATTGGAATGGTGTAAGTACTGCGGGCGCAGGCGGCTCTGGAATAGTCATCATACGTTATCAAGGTAACCAACAATGGTTTACAGGTGGCATCGTTACTGCCAATAATGGATATGTTGCTCATATTTTTCTTTCTTCAGGTTCTCTAACTCCAGCAACACCAACACTTGTCAATGTTGCAATATTCTATTCATCAGGCTCATGGACAGCACCCGCAGGAGCAACCCAAGTTCAATACCTAGTTGTTGGCGGAGGTGGCGGAGGTAGTGCAGGTGGTGGGGCTGGTGGCGCTGGTGGCTTCCGTACAGCTACAGGACTTTCAGTAACGGCTGGTACTACTTACGTTGTAACAGTAGGTGGTGGCGGTGCAGGAACAGCAACAACAGGTAATGGAACAGCAGGTTCAGATTCTATATTTTCTTCAATAACTTCTGCTGGTGGTGGCTACGGTGGTGGAACTGGAGTCAACGGTGGAAACGGTGGATCTGGAGGTGGTGTAAGCGTTCAGGGGGCTACTAATTATTCTGGTGGTACAGCTACCCCATCGGGACAAGGCAATAATGGAGGATCTCAAACAACTGGTGGTTCTACTTCACCCTACGGTTGTTCGGGTGGTGGTGGTGCAGGTGCTGTTGGTGGAGCAGGTATAGCAGGAACATCTGGTGCTGGAGGAGCAGGCACAGCATCAACCATAACTGGCACTAGTATTACTTTTGCGGGCGGTGGTGGAGGTGGTGGCACTTATCAAGGAACTGCGGCAGGAGCTGGGGGTGCTGGTGGCGGTGGAGCGGGTGGTACTGGGGGAACATCAGCGGCAGACGGGGTTTCAGGAACACCCAACACGGGAGGGGGCGCAGGTGGTGCTTGTACTACTGGATCGGCTGGTTCTCCTGCTAAAGGTGGTTCAGGTATCGTAATTATCAAGTGGAGTTAATGTGGATCCAATTACCATCTTTGCGGCTTGTAAGGCGGCACACGCAGGAATCAAAGAATGCGTAGAACTCTACAACGAGTTCAAGCAAGATGGTAAAGATCTATCAGGAATAGTCACCGACATCAGTCAGCATTTGGGTAAGTTCTTCACGCACAACGAGGAGTTCAAAGTTGCTGAGAAGGAAGCCCAAAAGGTTCCTTTACCCAAAAATATATCCATCAACGAAGAGGCAATGAACAGAGTTCTTCGCCAAGAGCAGATGACTCAGATGGAAACTGAATTGCGTGAAATGATTATTTATCAGGTTGGAATGCCCGGTCTTTGGTCAAAATTCACAGAAATGCGTGAGATTGTGCGTAAAGAGCGAGAAAAAGTCGAGCGTGAGCAAAAAAAGCTGTGGCAGAAGCTACGTACAAACGTAGACTTCTTATTCAAAAATACCAAGTTCAAGCCACAATATACGCTGCAATTTTGATTCTTGTGCTTGAGTTTGTTGGGCTGATGTACTACGTTCACAACGAGTATCAGAAGTCTAAGTATCATTTGGGGAAATAAATGGATTGGTTAAAGTCAATAGCACCCACGATAGCCACAGCTCTTGGCGGCCCACTTGCGGGCATGGCGATTGAGGCTGTATCCAAAGCCATAGGGGTTGACCCTAGTGAAGTCCAAAACACCATCAATTCAGGCAAGTTATCTGCTGACCAAATAGCCTCAATCCAAACCGCAGAGTTAGCATTGAAAGCCAGAGCGCAGGAGATGGGTCTTGACTTTGAGAAGTTGGCAGTAGCCGACCGTGCAAGCGCCCGTCAGATGCAGATGACCACAGGTAGCTTTATACCTCCAGCGTTGTCCGTTATGATTGTGTTGGCTTGGGCGGCAGTGCAGTTCTTCCTTCTGACCCATGTGATTGAGCCGACCATGCGTGAGTTGATTGCCCGTGTACTGGGTACGCTAGACGGTGCATTGATGCTTGTTCTATCTTTTTATTTTGGCTCATCTTCAGGTTCCCAAGCCAAAGATACTATGCTCCATCAATCGAGTCCAACAAAATGACCATACTCACCAAAAACTTCACTCTTGAAGAGCTTACACATACCGATCACAGGGAGTTTTCAAATGAACCCAACGAATCTGAAAGAGCAAATCTTGTCCGCCTTGCAGTCTTTTTGGAGCAAGTTAAAGAGCTATTGGGTGGCAAGCCGATCATGGTTAATTCAGCGTTTCGGTCAAAAGCCGTAAATGATGCAGTCGGGTCAAAAGACTCGTCTCAACATAGGGTTGGCTGTGCGGCTGACCTGCGTGTTCCCGGAATGACACCAAACGAGGTAGTCCAAGCCATCATTGCTAGTGACTTAGGGTTCGATCAAGTTATTCGTGAGTTCGACCGCTGGACTCATATCTCAGTACCAAACCACCCAGACGATAAACCTAGACGGCAAGCACTTATCATTGATAAAATGGGTACAAGACCATACGCATAGGTAAATCATGCCACTCAAAAAACTCGTTTTAAAACCGGGGGTTAACCGTGAAAACACTCGATATACGAACGAGGGTGGCTGGTATGAATCCGACAAGATTCGCTTTCGTCAGGGAAATCCTGAGAAGATTGGGGGTTGGGTTAGGTTTTCCACGAACACATTCCTTGGCATATGCCGTTCGCTTTGGAACTGGATTACTCTTAGCAATCTTAATCTGCTTGGTCTTGGCACTAACTTAAAGTTCTACCTTGAAAACGGAGGCGGTTATAACGATATCACCCCTATCCGTAGCCATGCCACATTGAGTAATCCATTTGTTACTGTCAATACTTCCACAACAGTAACCGTCACCCATACTGGACATGGCGGCATCACAGGTGACTTTGTTACTTTTAGCAATGCTGCAACTGTTGGTGGTTTAAGTTTAAACGGTGAATACCAGATAACTTATGTAAGCAACAATTCTTATACGATTGAATCTGCAACCGCAGCTACTTCATCTGTTCCGGGCGGTGGAGGTGGTACGACAGTTCAGGCTTTATATCAAATCAATGTAGGTTTAGAGTATGAAGTTCCTCTAACTGGCTGGGGCGCAGGTGGATGGGGATTGGGTGTCTGGGGATATGGTAGCACTTCAGTTGCTGGACTAAGGTTGTGGAGTCAGTCTAACTTTGGACAGAACTTGGTAGCCAGTTTTAATGGCAGTCAAATTTATTACTGGGATTCTCAGTATGGTGTAACCCCCGCATCTTTTACCATAACCATTGCAACACCTGCGGTAGTAACTTCTACTGTTAGTTTGACCAATAATTCGCCTGTTATCTTAACCAATACAGGCTATCCATCTGCTCTGCCTACGGGACTGACTCCGGGTGTCACTTACTATGTGATTAACTCTACTGGATTTACGTTTAACTTAGCCGCTACAGCAGGTGGTGCGGCAATCAATACATCAGGAACGCAGTCTGGAACTCATTACATACTTCCAAATCTTATCCCGCTATCATCGCTATATGGTGCGTCCGATACACCTACCGTTCAGAATTTTGTATATGTGTCTGATGTCAGTCGCTTTACTTTTGCTTTTGGCTGTAACGATTACGGCAGCTCTATACAAGATCCTATGCTCATTCGCTGGACGGATCAAGAATCTGTAACTCAATGGACTCCAAGTGCTACCAATCAGGCAGGTAGCGTTAGATTGTCTCATGGATCTTACTTGGTTACATCCATCCAAACTCGCCAAGAGATCGTGGTGCTGAGTGACTCAGCCGTGTATTCACTTCAATATGTTGGCTTGCCAGCGGTATGGAGTAGTCAATTGCTTGGAGATAATATCTCTATCATTGGACAGAACGCTATAGCTCAAGCATCGGGAGTAGTTTATTGGATGGGGATTGATAAGTTTTATATGTACGATGGTCGTGTTCAAACACTAAATTGTGATTTGCGTAGATATATTTATCAAGATATTAACTTAAGCCAAAACCAACAATGTTTTGCCAGTACCAATGAAGGCTTTAATGAAGTTTGGTTCTTCTATTGTTCTTCAGGCAGTACGGTCATCAATCGGTATGTTGTGTACAACTATGCAGAAAAGAACGCAAATGGTGGCATAGGCGTGTGGTATTACGGCACAATGGGACGAACTGCATGGCTTGATTCAGGATTAAGAAGTTATCCTATTGCGGCTACGTATAGCAAAAATCTGGTCAACCATGAATATGGTAATGATGATGGGGAAACAGGTACTTTAGCGCCAATTACTGCTTATGTATCTTCTTGTGAATTTGATATTGACGATGGGGATAAGTTTGGGTTTATTTGGAGAATGTTGCCTGACTTGACGTTCTCGGGGTCGGATTCTAGTCCTACACCGCAAGCCACGTTTACTTTCTATCCCATGCAAAACTCGGGTTCAGGCACAGGGGTTCCAGTAGGTGGTACGGTCAATCTATTGACTGGGGCGCAGTATGTGGTAACAGAAGGATTTACAGGACAGATCAATACTCGAGTACGTGGTCGCCAGTTGATTCTTAAAGTGGGTTCTACAAACCTTGGTACGACATGGCAGTTAGGCTCGCCTCGTATCGACATTAGACCAGACGGACGCAGATGAGTTATATCATTACTTCTCAAGACGAGCTATTCAAAACAGTAGCTCCCAATTTGCCTTTGGCTGGAGAGCAATACACACGGCTGTACCAAGAACAGTTAAACAATGTGTTGCGGTTGTACTTTAACCGTATAGATAAACTGATGGGGCAGTTGAATGCATCTGCTAATTTAAACACAATCACATATACCGTTTACACGGTGGCTACATTGCCAAGCGCAGTAACTTCTGGTGCTGGTACTGTAGCATTTGTATCCGATGCTTTGGCTCCTGTGTTTGGAAATACTGTAGTTTCTGGCGGTGCGGTAAAAGTGCCAGTGTATTCTGATGGAACAAATTGGAAAGTTGGGTAATGGCAACAGCACTACCCACATGGGCAAACAATGACCTAGCAACGTATTCAGCGTTTACGGGTTTACCCTCAGACCTTATTAAATCTGCGCCAAAAACTATTGATCCTCAAAGTCTTGAAGCTAAAGGCAATCCAAAAGGAATGAGATTTGTTCCGGGTGGAGATGAATCAGACCCCGGTACATACACAGTCCCAATTGATACCCCTGCTGGTTGGGATCCAAAAGTACAAGTTTACGCAAACTACGATAGCCAAGGTAACCTAACCAATTTTAGTGGTTCAAATCCTGTATTCCCTGCGGATGCAAATGGTAAATTAAGCGGTCAATCTAAATTTAAACCCGTATGGGATGCGTCTGGCAAAGCCGCTCCCGTACAAGATACATCTAAAGGTGGATGGGCTGGAACGCCATTATTAATGGCAGGAATTTCAATGATCCCCGGCGCAGCACCAGTCATGGCTGGTTTAAACGCAGCTAATTCGTTGGCTCACGGCAAGTTAGATATGTCAACCGTTCTCAATGGAATAACGGCGGCAGCAGGACTTGGCAATCAACTGGGATTTAGTCCTGAGACTATAGCTGGTTTAAACACAGCCAAGAACGCAGCAAGCGGTATAAACGCTTTAAAAACCGGGAACTTAGCTGGCTTGGTTAGTAGTTTAAACAGCTTTGCAGATGTTCTCCCTGCTGGTTCTGTAGAGGCTACAAAGATTTTAGGTGGCATAGCATCTTTGAAGAAGGGTGACACCGCAGGAGCATTAAGTGCTTTGGCAAGCTTGACTGGAAGTCCAGATGTAAAAATAGCTTCTCAAGCCTCAAATTTTATTAAATCAATGACTCCACAGTCTGCGCCTGCACAACCAACTGTAGGTTTTGGACAGACTGCACCTGCCGCTTCCAATAATGGGGTAGCTGGTTTACAATCAGGACAGACTTTAGTACATCCTTTAATGGCTAAAACTAAAACATTAAAGAGTATTTTTGGGGAAGAAAATCCTTATGAGGCAAACAATCCTTATGAAGGCGAGCAAATGTATACAGGTGGATCAGTAGGTCTACCATCTCTTTTAAGGAGTTAATTATGCCTGATGATATTGAATATGATGACTTGAGTGCATACGACACGGCTAATAAAGCAGGAGCGCCAACTGCTCCATATGTTGCCCCTCAATTGTACGAAAATGGTAGTTTAAACACAGATGTTTTGCAAAACTCTACGTTTCAACCCACTATACCCGGTCAAAATGCATCGTTTGGTACTAATTGGCAAGATGCTCTTAAAGGTGTTACCAATTTTATCCAACAAAATAAAGGCATTCTTTCGGCTGGTGCTTTGGCATCTGCTTTATCTGGTAATGGCGGTGGAGGAGGCGGGCAATCTGCTGTAGGCATTCCTAGTCTTGTAGCCAATAGGATGCAAGTCCCCGGGACAACTGATCCTTATAGAGTACCCGGAAGCTCTGGAAGACAATACTTTACAGACACCATTTATTCTGATCCCAGCCAGCAAGCCAACGCTCAGGCAATGATTCAAGCGCAAGCGCAAGCTATTGCGGCTAATCAACCCAACGCTCCAGTGCCTAGCTTTGCTATGCCTTGGAACAAACAACCCGGCGGGCAAACATATCCGCCAACGTTAACCCAACAACCAAGTAGTGTTAATACTTCAGGGATAGCAGGGCTTCCTACTGGAAATAACGCTTATAGCGCATCTGACATAGCTAAATACATCCAACAAATCCAAGCAAATGGAGGAACAAATACCGACATAGCTAATGCAATGTTGAAATTTAATGTAAGTACGGCTCAAGTAGCTGCGGCTACAGGAATGACTACTGAACAAATAACGAATTTATTTAGAGAGGCAATAAAACCTGGAACAACGTCTTCGCCTGTTACAGGAACTACAGGAACTACGGGGACTCCAGTAATCCCAACGGTTACGGGAACTCCAACCGTTACAGGTACTACAGGAACTACAGGTACTCCAACTGTTACTCCAACCGTTACAGGTACTCCAACTGTTACTCCAACTGTTACGGGTACTCCAACTGTTACTCCAACTGTTACGGGTACTCCAACAGTTACAGGGACTACAGGAACCCCAGTTGCAGGAACCCCAGTTGTAGGAACCCCAGTTGCAGGAACCCCAGTTGTAGGAACCCCAATAACAAAACCGGGAACCGTTACAGGAACTCCAGTAGTTGCGGGAACTCCAACAGTTACAGGAACACCAACTGTTACTCCAACTCCTGTTCCCGCATATACAAATTCTGATATAGCGCAATATATACAAAACATTCAAGCTGGCGGTGGCGGAAATGCAGAAATTGCAAAAGCAATGGATAAATTTTCTATATCTCCTTCACGTGTAGCTGCTGTTACAGGCATGACTACTGAACAAATTACTGATTTATATAAACAAGCTAATCCAACAGGCAAGTATGTTCCTCCCGCTCCTGCGGTAGATCCTATTTTGGCAGCTTATAACGCAGGGGATTATGCAAAAGCTCAACAGTTAATTAATGCCCAAAGTTTAAACCCACAAGATATCATTACTAAATATGGTTTAGGGCAAGCTGATGCGGCTACAGTAGCTAAAAATCTTGGGTATACAGGAGGAATTAGTAACTTAAATTATGGTGCAGCCGCTACTTCAACCCCTGTTATGAGTCCTATTGCTCAAGCAATATTTAAAGCTGATACTGCTAACAATGTACCAATCAATTCAAATTTTGCAAATTCAGTTGGCTATACTGCTCCCACTCCTACAAGTATAAGCCCTATTGCTCAAGCAATATTAAACGCTGATACCGCTAATAATGTACCAATCAATTCAAATTTTGCAAATTCAGTTGGTTACACTGCTCCTGCCCCTACTCCTGCTCCTGCTCCTGCTCCTGCTCCTACTCCAACATCCAACTCAATAGTAAGCACAATTCAATCTATGCAAGCCAGTGGAGCAGATAACGTTTCTATTGCTTCTGCATTGATGAGCCAAGGGTATACCCCGGATCAAGTGATTGCGGTTACTGGAGCTGATACTGCCCCTGTTGTCCAACAAGCTTTTCAACAAGCATACAGCATGAACTATGATAATGCTGGAGGAGCTAAAGCAGGCGGTCTAATGGGTTATGCCGCTGGTGGAGGAGCAAAACAGCCTCGTTATCTTTCTGGTGATACAGATGGCATGGCGGATGAAATCAACACAACGATTGATGACAGAGAACGTGCAAAGCTAAGTCATGGTGAGTTTGTTATTCCTGCTGACGTTGTCTCCCATATGGGTAATGGCAACTCTGATGCTGGGGCAAAAAAACTCTACGACATGATGGCTAAAATTAGAAAAGCCAGAACAGGAAATCCTAAACAAGGCAAACAAATTAATCCAGACAAATTTACTGGCGGTATTGCTGGTTATGCAATGGGTGGGAATGTAAAAGGATATGCGGGAGAAAATGGAAGCACTGTATCTTCGGGAATTACGTCAGGCATAGCAGGATTGACCAACACAGGCGGTCAATCATCCAATACTTTGTCTCCTTATGTGGCTCCCTATGTAACTCAAATGCTAGGACAGGGCCAAGCTTTGGCTAATGCTCCTATGCAAACTTACCAAGGGCCATTAACGGCGGGGCAATCTGCGTTGCAAAATCAACAGTTTGCAGGCTTATCTCAAATGGCGCAGACTGGTTATAACCCTATGGACTATCAATCACAGGATTTTAATCAAGAGCAAGCCCAGAAGTACATGAATCCCTATTTAAGTGCTTCATTGGCTCCTCAACTGTCTGAGCTACAGAGACAAGCGCAGATCAATAACACAATGGATGCATCTAAACTAACAGGCGCAGGAGCCTATGGAGGAGGTCGCCAAGCTGTATTAATGGGTGAACAGAACCGCAACTTGCTTGACAAGAGCAATCAATTGATTGGTTCTGGTTACAACACAGCCTATAGCAATGCCATGTCTCAGTTCAATGCTGATCAAGCAAGGCAAGCCGCCGCTCAACAGAACACCGAAGCTTCTCGTCAGTTCAGCGCCAACACAGGCATCAAGACTCTCGATATGCTGGGTCAAGCAGGTGCGGCTCAACGTGATATTGCACAACAGGGTGTTCAGGCTGATCAAGCTCAATTCAAAGAACAACAGTTGTATCCATATCAACAGTTGGCATTCCAACAGAGTTTATTGGGAGGATTGCCTATATCTACCGCAGTGACTACTCCTAATGCAATGTCTGACACTGGGAATATATTAGCTGCGTTGGGTGTTGTAACTAATCCAGACATAGCCGCCAAGTTAAAACAATTGGGCATAGGTTAAGGAATAAATATGTATCAAGATCCAAGAAAAGACATTGGGGAGATGACCCACGGATTAAAGTCTTTGGCTTCTCATATTACAACGCCAGAACAAAAGACAGCTTTTCAAGCTTATCTTCATAAATTGTCCAATGATCCGAGCGTTCCACAAGATATGAAATTTATCCCACTTGGATTCTTGGATAGCTTACAATCAGCTCCACCTGTGTCACCTCCTCAAGGCACAGTGAAAGATAAGATTGAAGGTCAATTGATGGCTCAAAATACTAATCCAATTGGAATATCGGCAAACATGCCGCAGATGCAACCACGTATGCCGCAACAGATGCCTCAACAGATGCCTCAACAACCACCTCAAGCTTTATATGAGGGTGGTGTAGCTCAATTACCCGTATCTAATTCAATGTACAACTTCAAAGAAGGTGGCATTATTGGGTATGCAGGAGGCGGTATGACCGCCGAGGGAATGATTAAAGAAGCTTTTGATCAATACAAAGCTTATAAACCAGAAGCCCCGGTAGACTTTGATGCGTTTAAACAGCAATACATAGCAGCCCACCCGGAAGCTACAGCCTTAGCTAAACCCGTAGGTGAGTCTTTTGGTAAGTATTTAGAAGAGCAAGCCAATAGAGATAAAGCAGAACATGAGAGACAAACTGGCGAAATGAGCCAAAGAAACAAAGACTTAGGTTTTTCTAATGCTTTGATTGCTGCTTCTCAACAAACCCGTGGTACAAAAGGAATA